ACACGAGGCGCGCGTCAGGAAGAGACTGGACGCGGGACACGCGGACGACGTGGGTTGCGTCTGTCGTGTTGACGGTGATGATGTCCGCCGGCTCCAATTGCAGGAATGAGGGCGGCAGCGTGAATGCTAGGTCGGCGCGCTCCATCCAGTACAGGTAGAGCAACGTCTGCTCGATGCCGGCCGCTTCGTCGGCGGTCAGCACGACAGGAAGTTCAATCTGGCGGATATTCACCGCGTCCGTGTTCAGGCGTTCGGCGCCTGGCCCGGTGCCGGTGTCGTATTCACGGTTCCAGTCGATGAATGTCGTCTCGATGCGGCGCGGAAGCTGGGTGTCCATTTCCCGCGCCAGCGACAGGCGGATGACCTCCTTGTCGCCGGGTGCTGCGGCCCCGAGATCGTCTGAGGATACCGTGGCCCCGGAAGACCCGCCGCGCGGCACGAACTTGATCTTGTACCCGTGCTGGATCGCATCGAACGGCCAGCACGCCTGGAGCGGCTCGAGTGCCGCCCGGATGGCAGCCGTGGCGGTGATGCGGTAGCCGCGAACTTCCTGTGTCAGGGCGGTGACATCGATGTCGGTGGCTTCCAGCAGTCCGGATTCGAGGCAGAGGGCTGAAACGATTTCGGACAATGGAACCGTCTCGGCGGTAACTACCGGCGTGGAGTCGAATACGTAGAACCCGCCCATGTTGTGCGCAATGGCACAAACCGAGCCAATTGCGGCGGCACATACCGTGTGCCCGTTCCAGCCAGAACCGCCTTCCGAGTAGAAGCCATGCACTTGATACAGCGCACCGTCATCAGCAATGGAGTAAATCCGAAAGTCAATAACCGTTCCGCTTGTTCCTAAAAACCAGAACATCGACCCCTCGTTTACCGCATAGGAATTCGATATCCCCGGAAGATTCGGATAGGCGATGTTAGTGGTGTTGTATGGTAAATCGTTGGCGTGCGACCAGATCAGCGACAAGTCGTTGCCGTCGTACTTGTTCAGTGTGCTATCTGCGCCGTCGAACTGGTGGACATAGAGGTTTCCGTCCGCGCCGACACAGGCCCCCTGCAATTCCCAATCCGGAGAAAACTTCCCGATGAAGTTGGCGCCGCCTACAACAAGATAACCACAGGCATTCGGCCCGGTGGTGTTGTAATAGACGGTATGGCCCCCGGCCGTTGTTCCTACGTAAAACCTTTCACCAGGGTCACCTGTTGATCCTGGGGCGATTCCAGGAGCGGTCCCACGAGCAACAAGGCGCCCGTCCAACGAAACGTTGTAGCGTGTTCGCTCCTTGTCGAACTGCATCATCCCATCCGCTATGCGCGGGTTATACGGGCCTGCCGTCGAAAATCCATAATCTCCGTATTCGTCAGAAAAGTTCGGATACAGCCCGTTCTGGACCCGCGTCTGGATCGAATACTGCGTCGTGCTCGCCGTCTCAACTACCTCGACCTTGAACTGTGCGCCCATCAAGCTATTGCCGAAATCGGCAAGCTGGAAATCCTCGAAAACGATGTAGGCAAGCCCGCGATAGGCCGGCGTGTTGGCGACCCCAAGCGCGGCCTGCATGCGCGGATCGGGTTCCTGCGTCGATGTTCCGGTATAGATGCGGATGGCGCCGCCAGCCGCGGCTTCCGGGATGGCCTGGGTGTAGTCCGATCCAGGCCACAAGGAATAGCTGTTGATTCCGTTTGCCAGTGTTCCGCCGATGGTGCCGTCGCCTGAATCGTAGATCAATTTTCCGGAGCACCATATGCGGCGCACGCTGTCAATCGGACCAAGGCATAATCCGAGCGCGAAAGTTGCGCTATATGAGTATGTCGTGTATTCAGCAGACCCGCCGCCACCCTTCCCGCCTTGCTCCTCGGTCTTCTTGGTCTCTTTCAGCGCGTTGTTTTCGACCCAAAAGATATTGCCGAAGGTGGCAACGCTGCCCTTGATGACCGGAATCTGAGCACCGTAGGTCGATGTCTGTACGGACAGGTCATTCAGTCGCGGGCCTTCGATCTTCGGGCCTTTCGGCGGATCGAGGGCGCCACCGATCATGCCGCCGATGGCGGCGCCGAGCATCGGGTAGCCGAAGAACGCCCCGATGATCGCGCCGCCGATATAGCCGATTGCCTGGCCGACGCTACTCATGATCGACTCCGGTGAAGCGGTAGACGCGGGCGATGCGGGCGCGCCATTCCGGCGTTATTCCGTGCTCGCACACTTTCCCTACCTGCGCCCAGGAATGCACCATCGTGGCGCCGGCACAAATGCCGAGGTGGCGCGAGGCGCGCTCGCTTTCAAAGCGCATCAGGATCAGGTCACCTGCCTGCATTTCTGCCAGCGCCACGCGGACCAGGACGCCGGCGTCGACGTGATCCTGCAGCGCTTCCTCGATCTGGCCGCCGGTCGGCATCCGCGCATAGCCTCCCCGGTCGCGCGGCTCGGCGCCGATTTCTCGGGCGACATGGACCAGCAGCCCGGCGCAGTCGAGGCCGCGTCCGGCCTCGCGTCCCTGGTGGCGGAATGGTGTGCCGATCGCAGCACGGGCACTGGCGACGATGGCTTCCGGTGTCATCGGTTACCTCCAACCTGCTGATAGACCGATGCGGTCGGGATGTTCGTGAAGCCGAAGAAGTTGACGACATTGCTCCACGCCTGGCAGTCTGCCAGGCGCTTGCGGCACCCAGGTATCAGCACGAATGTGTCGCCGATCTGCGGCAGGTAGAACCACGGGTCGAAGGTTTCGATGGTGCCGCCGGCCGTGTACGCCTTGATGTCCTGCGGCTTCAGGCCCGCGTTGTTGCCGGACGTGAATTGCAGCGTGCCTCCCGTGAAGTAGTCCGTCGCTTCTGCCCGGCTGGAATCGACGAGGATTGAATAGCTGGTCACGGAAGTGACAGCGCCGACCACGTCGAGCGTGGTCAGGTCGATGCCGCAGCCGGAATCGCCGAAGGTGCGCGAACAGGCGGCCGTGTAGGTCTTCCCGACCGACTGCGACAGCGTGTCGATCAGGCTCATCGTCTCGACCTTGTAGCGCCCGTCTTCCAGCGTAGTTTTTCCGAAGAAGCCGGACAGGATCGGCTCGTAATCCTCGACCGGCGACAGGAAGTCGCACTTGAAGATGTAGATTCGCGCGTTGTCGAGCACGCCGCTGGCGATCTGGTCGCGCGTCAGGCCGGATCCTCCGACGAACCCGGTCACGTCGATGGCGCTGCTGGCCATGCTGGTATCTGCGACAAAGGCGGTCTGTTCGTAGCCGGAATCCGTCTCGTAGACCGTGGCGTTCGACATCGTCAGGTCGGTCGGGTAGGTCGTCAGTGGCAGGGTCGTCCCGTTGGTGCACTCGATGCGCACGCACCAGGAGGCGGTCTGGTAGGGTGCTACGGTCGATTTCATGGCGCGATGATTTCCTGCAGGATGACGCCGTCGGCGCTGCGGTGATTCGGGTAGTCCTGGCCGATGACCAGCGCCGACCCGAAGCGGACCATGAAGTCGAACTGGTAACCTGCGGTGACGCTCTCGCCGCTCTGCGGCCTGGTGTGGACGGCGCCGCCAGAGGTGTAGGTCCCGAATCCGGTCGAGTTGATGGCGACGGTGATCGTCGTGCTGTCGCTGGTGACGATCAGCGCGCGCAGGCCGTTGATCTGGGTCATGCCGACGACGCCGGAGACCTGCACGCTCTGGCCGGTTACCAGGCCATGACCGGCGCCGACGGTGATCTGCGCCTGCGCCGCCTTGGTGATCGCGGTAATCGATTTCGTGATGTCGGCGGCGAAGGTCACGCGGCCGGTCGTCGTGTCGACGCTCCAGTCCGCGCTACGGATCGCGGTGGCGCCGATGCCTGCCAGCACCGTTCCAGCGACCGGCTTGTAGACCGTCCGGTACGGCCAGCCGGTGGCGCCGGCCGATTTGTCGAGTCCGTAGTATTTCCGCAACTGGTAAACGCCGGCGGAGACCAGCCCCATCGGCTGGTCGAACGCGGACGGCGTTCCCGTCGGGCCGTTGCTCGACCATTCGTCGAAGCAGCGGGCGCGGAATCCGGCGAACTGGCCGTGCGCGCGGTGCCAGACGGCGAGCAACTGCGCCGCCGTCTCGGCGCGGTCGAGCAGATATGACACGTCGAATTTGCGCAGCGGGAAGGGATGCGTCAGGCTGCGGTATTCCTGCCCGCCGGCGGTCTGGGCGATCTGCACGGCGTATGCGTCCTGCCAGCTTGATCCGTAGCGGATCAGGTCACAGAAGCGTTCCTCGAGAAAGTCAGCCATCAGCGATACCTCCCGGCGCCAGACATCAGGCCGAGCGCGGTGCGCGCCCCGGCGGCTGCGCTGCGGCGGATTTCAGCCGGGTCGCCGGTCTGGCTGTTGACGTTGACGGTGATGTTGGCGCCCGTGCCGCCCTGCATCGCCACTGGGATGCGTTTCCCGTCCGGGAGCGGCACATACGCCTCCGGCGTGCGCCCCTCGCCGAAGAGCGCAAGCTGCGGCCGGTTGGCGACGCCACCTCCGGCATAGCTATTCAGCGGCAGCGGACCGGCGCTGGTCATGATTCCGCCGTTGGCGAACGAAAACCAGGACGCGATGGACGACACCGCGCCGGACCAGTCGAACTCCTTCAACGGCTTGAACAGGTCGCCAATCCACCCTCCAAGGCTCCCGGTCTTGTCGACGTCGCCAAGCATGAGCTTGAGCAACTGCGCCGACCCGGCCTGAGCGATCATCTTCTGCAGGGTCTTGGCGAAGGTTTCTCCCCACGACCGGATGCCGTCACCTGTCGGGTTGATGAACAGTTCCGCAAAAGCGTCCTGCATGTTGCGCGCCGCCTGCTTCATGAATTCGCCCATTTCGTCGACGTCCTGCTTGAGGTTGTCGACCAGTTCCTTGTATTGCTTCTCGGTGATGTCTCCCTTCGCCAGGGCCACGTCATAACGCGCCTTGCGCGCGGTTTCCTGGGCTTCCTTGGCAGATTTCGTCGCTGCCCGGTCGCGGGCAAGGTCGGATTTCTCGAGCGCCGCGGTGTAGCGCTCGCGCAATGCCAGTTCCTCTTCGAGGACCTTGATCTGCTCTTCTCCGGCGCCGTTCTGGCGGGCCGTGGCGATGGCATCTTCGAGCCGTGCCTGCGTCATCGTCGACAACTGCGCCGACGACATGCCGTAGGCGGCTGCCTGTTCCTCAGCCGCTTGCGTTGCGGCAATCATTTCCTGGCGCTGGCGTACCGTGCTTTCCTCAAGCTTCCGCACGCCGTCGGCGAATTCTCGCTGCTTCGTCAGTGCCTTGTCCATCGACACCAGGTCGTCGAGGCGCGCATTGATCGCCGCCCGCTGCGCTTCCGTCGCCTTCAGCGTGCCGGCTTCGAGCTGGTAGCGCACCCGTGCCGCCTGCTGCTCGGACGCGGTCATCTTCTCGGTCGAATCGGCGTCGATCTGCTTGAGCGCAATCTGCTCGTTGAGCGAAGCGATCAGCCGTTCCGCTTCGTCGATCTGTGAACGGCCGCCGCCGGTTCTCGCCTTTGGCAATTTCGCTTCTGGCGGTTTGAACGACAGCGCCGGCTTCTCTGCAATCGCTTCCTTCGTTTTCTTGCTTCGGTCTAGAAGGTCGGCGGACAGGCGGTCCACTTCGGCACGCGCTACTTTCGCGTCTTCCTTCATGGCGTCGCCGATGGCGCCGAATCCCTTGAAATCCAGCCTAGCCAGCGCTACCGCCTGGGCAGCTATCCCGCCGATCTCATTGCCGATTTGTTTGAAGACGTAAATGACGTTGACGCCAAGCACGGCCACCGCTTCCAACGCCGTGCGCACGCCTTCGCCGAAGACCGATGCGAAACTTCCGGACTCGTCCTTGGCCCGCACCATTTCGGACGTGAGCTTTTCGAGGAATGGCAGCAGCTCGTAGGCTGCCGCTTTCCCTGCAGCGCCGAACGATGCAGCCAACCTGTTCAGGTTCTTTTCGTAGGCTTCTGCCTGGGCAGCCTGCTCTGTGGTGACTTTCCCGACCAGTTCGGATTGCTCGGCAAGGTCCTTGAGGAATGGAAGCGCCTCTGCGCCAGCCTTTCCGAGCAGCGCCATTGCCGCTGCTGTTTTGCCACTGCCGTCACGAAACTGGTCAAGCGCCTTGGCGATTTTAAGCATCGCCTCGGCAGTGTCCATTTGCCGCAGTTCGTCTGCGGACAACCCAAGCGCCTCAAGTGCTGCGGCAGCTCCCTTGGATTCTTCGCCGGTCCCTTGCAGCGATTTTGCGAGTTTTTGCAGGGCCGAATCGACAAGGTCGATGTCGACTCCGCTAACCTTGGCCACGCTCGCCAGCGCCGACAGATTCTCAACCGAGGCGCCGGTCTTTTCCGCCATGTCGTCGAGCGAGGCGGCGAACTTGAGCGTATTGGTGATTCCTGCGGTGAGTGCTCCGAACGAAAGCGCCGCACCAAGGCCGGCGAAGATCGGGCCGAGGCCGACGGCGGTTTTTTCCAGCGAAGACAACCCAGCCTGGACGGACTGGAGCGCGGCCCGCGTCTCGTCCTTGGCGGTGATGATGATCTGGGTTTTGTTCTCAGCCATTTCTCATTTGCTCACCAAGCGCCCATTGCATCGGGTCGATTTCCTGGGCGGTGTTTTCCGGCGCCGGAATCGGGCCCCACGGCTGCCATGACCAGATGGCGAACCACTCGCCGAACTCGGCGGCGGTCATTGTCGCCTCGAGTTCGGCAACCGTCCGCCCGAGACCGAGTGCCAGAGCGACCAGAAAGCGGCGCTCGGGCGCCGCCGTCAGTTTTTTTCGACGGCCTCCGCGTCGAGCCCGGAGAGTTTCCGGGCCACCTTGAACAGGTCGAACACCTGGTCGAAGTGGCCGCCGCCGAGCTCCTCCCACTGGTCCTCGGAAAGCAGCGGCGTTCCGGCTGCGTCGACGACGCCCAGCCACGGCAGCCGGCCGATGCTTTCGTAGTTCCGCCCGTCCTGGCGCAGGTTGGAAAACAGGGAGAGGCGTTCCGACAGGCGCAGGCCGCGGACGATGACATCGCCGCCCAGCGCCGGCACGGCGACGGTTTCCCGCGGCAATACCGGAAGGTGGGCGGCTGCATCTGCGGATGAGAGCGTTGCCATCAGGAACTATACGACTTCGAGCCGCCGAGCGCCGTGAAGGTGACGCTGGTCTTGATCAGGTCCTGTGCCGACCCGGTCGGCGCCAACGAGCAGCCGACGTAGGCATTGAAGACGAACTTCTGGCCGTTGGCGAAGCCGAACAGGATGGCGCGCTGCGCCTGGCTGTCCGATGCGGACTTGAGCGCGATCAGGCCGGAGTCGGACGGGTCCCAGAAGGACTCGAAAGTGTAGTTCGACGGGTTCGGCAGGCCGGGTACCTGCGTCTTGATGCTGTCATGGATCGTCGTGGTGTCGATGAAGTCGAAATCTCCGCCGCTGGCGTTGATGTTGGTGAGCGTGGCCAGGGAGGTGCCGAAGGTGATCTTCTGGCATGATCCGGACGAAAACGTCGCATAGTTGGTCGTATCTTCGCCTTCGAGCGAAAACGAGTCGGTCGCCACGGCGGAAACGCGGAAGACACGGTAATTGACCTGGTACATCCCCTGTACGGTCATGAGCACGTAGTCGCCGTTGCTGTAGCCGTGCGCCGTGCTGGACACGACGCCAGGGTTGGCCTTGGTGATTGCGGTGATGGTTTTGGCGGATGCGAGCGCGGATTGCACGGATACCGCCACGCTGCTCCATTTGGTGATGACTGCCATGTGAATCTCCTTTAGATGGCGGTGGCCGGATTGCTCGCGGCAGTGAAGTAATGCGCCAGGTAATCGACGCGCAGGATGCCTACCGGCTTTTCCAGCCCTTCGTCGAGGTCGACCGCAACCGTCCTCGGCAGCGGCCTGGATTTCAGAAGCCCGCCGAAGGTGGCGTCGCCGGTGCCGATGGCGGCTTCGACTTCGGCCAGCATCGTGTCGAGCGTGCTGTCCAGACCGGAAACAGCCTTGGCGCAGCACTCGACGCGCAGCACGGCGCGGCGGTCGAGCCATGCGTCCGCGGCCATGCTCTCGGTGTCGATCTCTTCTTCGTCGAGATAGACGCGCAGGCATGGCAGGTTGGCGTCGGCCAGCGGATGGATACGCGACGGATAGACGCGCGAGCCGCTGGTGGTCAGGCCGGTGAGCCGGCTGGCGACCGCGCTGCGGATGCTGGTTCGGACGTGCGCCATGTCAGGCGGCCTTTTCGAGCGTCAGCACGGTGACGCCGGTTCCGTCTGGCCTGACGGCGGTCACTGTATAGGCGACGGCGTTGATGGTGACGGCCTGGCCTGCGGCGATTCCGGGGACATCGGCCGCGGCGCAGGTGAAGGTCGGGTCGGTGCCGAGCATGCCGAAGGTTTCGGCGGTCGGAACGTCGAAAATCCCAATCACCGTGGCCGCGCCGATGGTGGCGGCGGTCCCGAAATCGATGAAGAATCCGCGCTCGACCGTGGTCAGCATCAGACCGATTTCTTCACGCCGACGAGGACGACGGCGACGTTCTGCGGGCCGGTGACGATGGTGCCGACGTAGCGGATGTAGCGCTTGACCTGTTTCGGGTTAAGCGCCAGCACCTTGACATCGGCGGTTGTCGTCGATTGCGTGAAGGCAGCGCCGGAGACATCGGCCCAGCCGGTCGATCCGTCGGCTGAATCCTGGATCTTGCCGTCGAGAGTGCCGGTGCCGGTGCCGTGCGACTGCACGATGGCGACGCCGCCTTCGTAATCCAGCAGGTCGACGGCTGAGCCGGTGACGGTGCTGGCCTGCGAGGCCGAGGCCGACAGGTGGAGGACGGTGGCGCCGGAGGCGAAGTTAAACTGGCTCATGGGGTTCCTTTCGGGTGCGGCGCGGTTTTTCTTCCGGCGCCGGTTCGGTTGCCGGGCGGGCCTTGCCGTTGTGTATCAGCTCGGCCGCCAGGCGGTCGTCGCATTCCACACGGTCGCCCGCCGGGCGGACTTCGCCGGCGAGGTAGAAAGCGCGGATGACTTCGATCTTCATGTCGGGGAGACGGGCGGGCCGCAGCCCGCCCTGCCCTATCAGGTGATCGAGGTGGCGCGGGAGAAGGCGCCGGCCTGGCGGATGCCGATGTCGACCGTCTGGATCGCGCGGATGCCGCTGATCGCCGCCG